CTACTGTTAATCTATTAAATACTTTTACGCCTGTAGATCCTTTATTAGATGATCCAACAGAAGAATGTAATCAAGTAGCTGCTAGTTCTTTTTTGGGATTAAATTGGCTTGGCTGTCTTTGGGGAACTCCAGATGCACCATATAGTTGTACATGCCCAGAAATAGCACCAAGATATGAAGCATATATTAAACATAGATTAAATGTTGCTTCTTTTTGGAATACACCAGTAGAAACTCCAGTTAAACGTGCAGAATTTGTAGATGCTTTGCAGTATGGAAGAAAAATAAATGTTACTGTAGCTGGTGATTTTAATTTAAAAGTTGGACAAGTTATGCTTGTTCGTTTGAACGGAATAAGCGGGTATTCCTCAAAAGAAAATTCTGTATTAAATGGTTTATATTATATAATGGGAATAAAACATGTATTTACAAATTCTGGAACTCATGAAACTGCATTGTCATTATCTAGTATAGCTCCTGACTATAGTGGTCTTGATAATGGTGGTCCATATTATCCATGATCTAAATATTCTGATGGCTAAAAAAGATTTTTCAATATTATTAGAAAAAATCAATGTATCTGGACCAAAAAAAGATATTGGTACAGTAAGTGGTTTTAATGCCTATGCACAGTACATAGAAGTTGTATTAAAAACACAAAAAGGCGAACTACTATCAAATATGAATCTTGGGTCTAATTATTTTGATTATATTTTTAATGGTCAAGCAAATTTACCAGCTCTACAATCATCTTTAGCTGGATATCTTCAAGCTGCTATTCCAAAATTGTATAATATATCAGTTTTTACAACATATGCTTCTCAAGATAGTTTTCAGTTCACAGTAACCTATTCAATAACAGATGGAATATCAACCCAAACAGATGCTACTACCTTTGTAGAGGTTAATCTATAATGACCTACCAACTTAAAAATTTATCAGTCGCTTCTTTAGATTTTGATGATATTAAATCATCATTAATTTCTTTTTTATCCAAACAACCTGAATTGGCTGATATAGATTTTGCAAACAATGCAAGCACAGCAAACTTATTAATTAATTTGTTATCAACCGTAACTGCATATAATGGTATATATGCACAGTTTGGTTATGTTAATTCTTTTGCAACTACTACTACTTTATTAAATAGTTTATTAGGTATTGCAGCTAATAATTCTGTTCTTATAGCCCCAGTTCAAGGAGCAAGTACTACAAGAACTATTACAGCTGTTGGTGCAACATTAGAAGATTATACTACATTTCAGGCTACAACAAGTTCTGGAGCTATTTCGTATTTTTTCAATATAAATTCTGTTCCTGTTGGAAATTCAAAAACCACTACTTTATATTCTGGTACACAAGTTGTTAGTTATACAAATTATGACTATGCAACTCAATCATGTCAGCTTCCTTACACAGTTGATCCTCGGACAGTTACATTTTATGAAAGCACAACTAATTCTGGTGTTATAAATAAATGGACTCGTGTTGATAAATCTTCAACAGCATCAACAGGAAATCAAAATACGTTTACAGTAATAAACGGACCACAGGGATATATTGTTACAAATAATTTTCCAAGTGCTAAAACATTAACTACATCAAGTACTGTTTTAATTAAAGCGGTTTTAACAAATGGAACTGATTCAAATAATGCAAGTATTACATCTAGATCTGATGCACAATTTAATACACTAGATTTACCAACAGGTGGATATAATTTAATTGGAGTTGATGTTGCAAGATATAGTTTGCTTTTTCAAGCTACTGGTCAAGATCGTTGCGTAACTATATCAGATTATATTAATGCAATTTTAGGATCTGGTATAGCTGGTACTACTAACGAAGATTATATTACAGTTGTTAATGATTGTTGCTTACCCGGCACAGTAAATGTTTATGTTGAAAACTTATCTTCATCAAATCAAACATTATTGATGTCGTATTTAAATGATAGAAAACTTGCTGGAATACGTTTAGTATACACACAATGATATTATTATTAAATAATTTAACTTTATCTCTTGACACTAAAATGAATTTATTGTCAGAAACTGCTGCTACAACAGCAGGTAGTGATTATTATATTAATTTAGATAAACCTTGGTTGGGTGATGAACTAACAGTAGAATCATTATTTCCGCAGTGGATACTAAAAGAATATTCTGATAATCCAAATACTGTAACTATTGTCCCTTTTATAAAAAATTATTTAAGATGGTTATTAAGTCAAGAGTATGGGTATGGTGCTCAGTTAAATTGGGAACTATTACGAGTTCCACTTTTTACAAATGATATATTTTTGGAAGCATTGGCAGATTTTTATTTTCCTGGTGCTGATTTTAGTAAAACTGAGTTTCAAAGTATTATTCAAAATTTAAGAACTTTTTTAATTAAAGCTGATACAAATTATTTTAATTGTAAAGGTACTCCTGCCGCCATAAAATACGCAATATGCTCTTTATTAGGAATACCTTGGGATAGCGTGTTTATAGATACTGGTGCATATACCACTATAGAAATTAAAATAAGTACTGCAGAACAATCAAACTTTACTCCGTATAAATCATTTATTGAAAAATATATAATTCCTGCTGGGATGTCAATTAATTATTCAACCTTTTAAAATTTATGTTTACCAAAATGATGATGTTTGCTGCGTCTTTAGCTTCACGCGGTTTTACAAATATTAAAACAGATATACCAACTAAACAATTAAGAATTCTTTCTTGTTTTGGTGGAGGTAACATAACATCATCATGTCCATTTTTAAAACAAAGTGATGTAGATTCTACAAAACATTATTGTGGAGGTTGTGGATGTGGTGATAAACCCCATACATGGTTAATAGCAGAAAGTACAGATTATTCAAAATTAGACTATCCAACATTACATTGTCCAATGAAAATGCCTGGATTTAGCAATTATGATCCGAATTTTAAACCCATAGAAGTTAAATTGCGAAAAGAAATGATTGAAGCAATTGATCCAAAAGAATTAGAACTCATTCAAGTAACAATAGGATCAAGCGAAGAAAAAGAAAAATTAATTTCTCAAGTTAATAAAATTATTGAGAATTCATAAATATTTCTATGGCCATAACTACCCGTCAGGAATTTATTGATTTTACATATAGAAAACTCGGTGCTCCTGTAATTCAAGTAAATATTGATGCAGAACAAGCACATGATCGTTTAGATGAGTCTCTTGAATATTTGTATGAACGTCATTATAATTTTAATGAACGAGCACAATTTATTGTTCCAGTAACTCCAGAAAACGTTTTTAACAAATATTTTGATGTGTCTCAATTTGGATATGCAGCTGGTGCTCAAATTGTTACATCATCAGATACAGGTGCTACAGGCTTTTGGCCAATGGCCAGTGATATACGCACTATAAGCAAAGTATATGCTCCTGGTAATCTTGTTGGTGATTATATGTTTGATTTGCGATATCAGATGACTTTATTTGACTTCTTTGGTTTATATTTTAACCAAGGTGGCTTGGCACAAGGACCGATGGCAACTTATATGGAAGCCATGAGCTATCTTGAATTAATAAATGATGTATTTAATTATCCTTATTCATTTACATATACAAATACTACTCAAAGATTATTTTTAGAAACCCAAGCAAGTTTAATACCACCTGGTTCTTATTTAATGGTTGAAGCATATGTCAAAGTAAATCCAGAATACCATCCAACCGTATGGAGTGATCGTATTTTTCAACGGCATTATGCTGCAATGTTAAAGAAACAGTGGGCTCAAAATTTAATTAAGTATACTGGTATACCGCTTCCTGGTGGAGCTTCTATAAATGCTGCAGCTATAATGCAAGATGCTCAAAAAGAATTAGATGTGATCGAAGCCACCTTACTAAAAACACACGAACTACCAGTAGATCCTATGATAGGTTAAAATGGCAACAAATAGATACCTTAATCTTACAAGTTTTGGCCCAGAACAATCATTAGTTGAAAGTTTTACAGTTGAATTGATTCAAGCTATGGGTCAGGATTGTTATTATGTACCTAGAAAATATTTTAGCATAGATAAAATTTTTGGTGAAGATCCAACTTCTTCTTTTGAAAAAATATACAATATAGAAATGTATATTCAATCTTATAAAGGGTTTGATGGTACTGATGTAATAAGTCAATTTGGATTAGAAATTCGCGATAAAATATCTTTATTGATGGCTCGTAAAAGATTTAGAGAACAAGTAACAGTATATGATACAACAATTATAAGACCCCGAGAAGGTGATCTTATATACTTTCCACTATCAAAATCATTATTTGAAATTAACTTTGTAGAACATGAAAATCCTTTATATCCATTAGGTAAACTGTATTCATATCAGATAACTGCAGAGTTGTTTACTTATAGCTATGAAAAGATTGACACACCAAATATTGCAATTAATTCACCATATACATCAACAAGAGGTCTTTCTGGTTCTACTGTAATTCCTTTAAATAATATATTAGGTACTACAATGGGAGTTAATGATGTTCTTCAGCAAGAAGGAAACAGTTATGGATTTGATCCCAATAATCCGTTTGATGAATGCAATTCGGATATTAGTTGTTCATAAAGGAGCTTAAATGTTTGGAAACTTTTATAATGAAAATTTAAGAAAATTGGTTGTTGGATTTGGTTCTTTATTCAGTAATATTGAAATACAACATAAAGATCCAGATACCGGTGATCCATTTTTAATTCGTGTTCCAGTACACTATGCTCC